CCTTCTTTTGCCAGTCCTAAAAGTGTCTCATACATCCTACTCACCTCCTAACGAATCAAGCACAAGGCTGTTTACAGTCTGCCTAAGCTCCTCATTCTGTTGCTTAAGCTCTGCAATCTGCTCCGCTTGCGAAGGGATTCTCTCTGCCTTCTCTTCTCCTACACGGACAAACTGCAGCTCTCCTTTTTCGTCTCGCATTTCCTTCATTTTGAGATTAAAAAAAGCTCCATCTTTGTAGATGCAAGGCTCTTTTAAATCCCACATGGAGGACTCCATGGCATAGGCAGTCTTTCCATAAATGGCTCTTGCCCCCATATCTGCCTCGGTAGGGTTATCAAAAATCGTGATAGCCATTACCTCATGCTCTGCCGTGTCCTTGTTCGGCAGAATCAACGCAAAATCTCGTTTCATGCTTCTTCTCCTTCCTTTTTGGGTAAATTAAAAAAGGAGCTCCAATAAGGAATCCCTTTCATGCACATTATTCAGTTAGTTGCTTAGCTTCCGTCATTCATGGAAGAACCCCAAGCGATGTAGATACAGCCTGTTCCANCGCCACCTCCTAAGCCGTCAGTTCCATTATCGCCGTTTTGGAACCGTTGGTTTCTATCGTATTTCCAACCATTTCCACCTCCACCGGCTCCGCCATCTGCTCCACCTCCTCCGCCTCCGCCGGAGTATAGTACGCCATTAAAGCCGAGTGTACTTGTATGCTGTCCAGTTCCTCCTCTAGCATAACTTGCACTATATCCACTTGCGGAATTGCTTCCGTGAGCACCATCAGAACCATTTGAACCACCGGGAGCACCTGTTCCTGCTCCGTTAAGATATGGCCCTCCGCCACCGGAACCGCCATTTCCTCCAGGAGAATCTCTCCTATGATAAGCCCACGGCGTTCCGATTCTACCATAAGAAGCGGAAACGCTTCCAAATATCGTATTATAAGATGGAAACACTTGTGAATTATTATATGAATTATTATAAAACGGTGCTTGAGATGGAACAACCCATGAGATTGCTTGTCCGGGCGTAACATCCATATATCCAGTAGTAAAATAACCGCCACCTCCACCACCGCCAGCTTCTATCTCATCCGGATACCCACCTTGTCCTCCATGCCCGACAAGGATATAGCGAATCTTGTAAACATTCGCCGGAACTGTCCAAGTTCCTGCTCCTGCTCCGAAAGTGATAGAGCCGCTAATACCGGTTACATTTATCATGTACGATACTTTTCCGTCATCATACCATCTGCCATTGTTAGTGGCGACATAGTTAAATGCCCTTATATACCACACTCCCTCTGATAATGGCTGTGTAACTAGATGAGTGTCTCCGCTAGCATACTGAGTATCAGAGTCATAAACACTGTTAGGCATTCTCCCTTTCTTGAATACAAAAAAAACTCCGCTCCACAAGCCCCTAGTAGGTTTAGCCCATGTAAGCCGGACTTGCTTATGCGCATACATGGTCGCACTAAAATTTGTGATAGAGGCTATTCCGAAGGCATCTATAGCCATCTTTTTAAGTAGCTCCTTGGAGATGGTTACTTCGGAATTTTTGCCGTCTCCATAGCTAGTTCTGGGATTGCTTACGGACTTTTTGTAATTACCTGCAGGAAGAGGCAGGCTCATTACTGCTCCTGCATTTGAAAAAGGTGTGCTGTCTCCTAGTACTGCTGCCGTTCCTCTATTTTTCCCTCCAGTGCCTCCAAGTGGAATAAAAACATCACTCATTACTTACTCACCCCCTTTAACTTAACATTAAACTCCTTGTTAGGCTTCTCTGCAGCACAGTAAAATGTCACATACCCGTCCGTAACCTCTGCTGCAGTTATTAGTCCTGCCATCTCGTCATAAGTCTCTATATCGGCAGGGCTGGAAGTCTTTGTGTGCGCCTTTCCCATAGATACGGAGTCTGTGGCCTTGACAGTTGGCACAGCTACCTTTTGGCTATATGGTGCAGAAGAGGACCAGTTCCCAGAAGGAAGTGTTACAATGACTTCCTTCGTGTTCGTGATCGTTGCCACTCTTCCTGTTACTTCATCCAGGATATCCATATTTTCATTCAACTTAGCAATGTCAATAAAATCCGTCCTATCAGGCTTATTTAGCTTTAGAATTCTTGTTTGCGTCATTACGCTCCTTTCTGCCATTTCTCATTTTGGTAGGCGCTCTCCCAAGTATGCGGCTTCATATCTCCCCAAGTCTTCTTTGTGAAATTTTCCCAACGGTTATAGATAACACTTATCTCATATACCATATTCATCGGAAGCATTTGTTCCACTGTCTCTCTTATGAAGTCGAGTGAGCGAAGGCTTGCAAGCTTAACCGGAATTGATACAGCAAAGTTATTGATTTCCACATCTGTATTGCCTTCACCACAAGCATTGGTCAGAACCTCTTTAAGCTTCCTTAGTGTGTAGGGAAGTGCCTTATTCTCTACAGCAAGAAGTCTTTGCCGTCTGTCGTCAGGGCTATCACTATCCAGAGGTCTAATGTGGAGATACTTTTCCATTTCAGACAGCCCTTCCTCTGTCATAGAGGAAATAAATCTGTCTTTCAGCCACGTATTGAGCCTTTCCCAAGCAATGGTGAACTCCGGACTTTCACTCTGTCCTATCGCTTGGAAATCTTTTAACTCTTTGAGGAAATCCGGTAGGTTAACCAGTAATTCAACGTTTTCCATTTATCCCTCCGAAACAGTTCCAAGAACAGGGATATAGCTAGCTGATAAAGTAAGATTATCTTTGCTGCCATTGATCCTTGTTTCCTTTATATCCACGATTCCTTCAACAGCAAGCAGTCTTGATGTAATCTGCACATGTCTTATAATGGCGTTTTCCTTCTGCCACGCCTTTCTAAGCTCCAGCATATACTTTTCTACAACTTCCCTTATCTGGCTGGACAATGCCGCAAAGCTATATCCGCTGGAAAATGTGAACCTTCCGGATAGATTTATGATTTTTTCCTCCGGAGTTCCTACGCTTACGCTGTGACCTATTGGAGCCAGTCCATACCCTTCTCCAGAAGGGCTAGGATCTATCTTTTCCTGTACCAGCTTAATTAATTCCGCACTTGCCTTTGAATAAGTTGTGTCCAGCACTTTAACTTCCACCGTTCCTCCTGCAGACAGCTTTTTTTCTTTAATGAGCGCTCCCACTGTCATCATCCAAGCCTGTATCTCAAAATAACGGCCATCAATATTGGCAGTAAAATCATCGAAACCTTCAGGAAGCTCAATGTCTGAAGGAGACACTCCGTAGGGAAGAGATCTATTCACCCTACAAGCGCCTACGCCCTGAATAGCCAGCACCTTTTCGATATAATCATCCCTGTTTCCACCAAAAGCCACAGATTTATAGGAGTTAAAGAACCTCTCTCTTAAGCTATCTGTACTTTCCTCGTCTTCTCCTGGAATAAGGAGTTCCGAGATATTCACTTCTTCCAGTTTTTCTATATATCCGATAGGTATAATTTTTCCATAGGCTCTGTTTCCTACTGTGCCAGACTCTTCGCACTCAACTTTATAGGATCCGGAAGAAATCTTCTCTATCACTTTGTAATTCGCTGCGTCTCCTGTAAAACGTTCCCCAATAGGGATTTCAACATCTGACGGTGTGGATGTAACTTTAAGTATTGCTTTTGTGGCCGGTTCCGGAATAATCCCTCGATCCTTTGCCCTCATAATTACAAACTCTCTATCTGCAGTATCTGTAAATGCTTGTCTAAGCATCCAGTCAAGCTCTGTATAGAGGGTGGATAGTTCAATGGCCGTTAAAGCATTAGAAGTATGCAGCAAAGAGCCTTCTTGCTTGTCAATATCTCCCTCAACTCTGGAGAGCATTCTCCCAAGTATGGTTTCCATGGTTTGATTCTCATACATTCTCAGATACCTCAATCTTTCCTAGCTTAGTCTTTACTGTAAGCTTGATTTTTAGCTTTGTTCCGTCCTTACTCACTTGGAAATCATCTATTCCGGTGATATAAGGATGAACTTTCAAGGCTTCCTCTATCTCTGCTTGACTATCAACTTCCAGATACTCTTCTGTGGTGGTTTGTCCAATATATTTTTCGAGTGACACTCCGTACTGCCAGGAGTATAGGGCATAGCGAAATCGTTCGGTATGGATACAGCACCATACCCAAACACGAATTGCTTCCAATCCTTCCACAATCCGTCCTGTCAGGCGCTTTTCTACGAAATCTATCTCATACTCCCTAGGGAAATACTCATTTATGCTCTTCCTATCCTTGACATCATAAAAAGAAGGTAAAAGACTCATGGATTCACCACCTTATCAATCACTACGAATTTAGAGTCTGAAAGCTGATATACAAGAACTAAATCACCAGCTTTTAACGGCTCTAAATACGTACTATTGTCAGAACAAGCGCCTCCCCCATTAGGGGATTGCATTTTAACTTTTACGCACAATGGGCTTAATAAATGTTGGCTTAGCAGTATATCCTCCTTCTGTAACTCCAATTTTCCCAGTTTTAAAGAATTTGGACTTGTCATTGTCGCTAACTTTAACTCCCTTGCCACTTCCTCTCTTGGAAGTAGATTTGCCAGCTCGCTTTCCCACATTTTTATCAGCCCCTTTCTTCTCTTCTTCTCTCTTTTCTTCTTTCCTGT